CCACGCAGCCGATTTACATTGGCTAGACGGTGGGGAAAAACAGCCCTCCACTACTGTGATGGTGTGCAATGCACTACCGCGGACTCTTAATATGAGTACCAAGCCGAATTCAACGCGTCATAGAGCATCGGAACGACGCTAATAGATGCACCATTAATGGTGTTGACGCCTGTGAGTACGGCTGAAAGGTTGCCGTTACTGGCAACCGCGGTCATAATGGATTGGATCAAGGTTTGTTTACCGACTCCCGCCCACCCGACATTCTTGATCATCTGGAATGACTCGGTTAATCCGCCAAGTGCTGAAAACACTGTTGAATTGACGGTCCCAGAGACGGCGTCGACCAAGAGTGTAACTAGGTACGACGCGCCAGGTACAAGATAGTCGAGATACACGGTGTTGGTGCGAGCACCAACGGCGGTTGTGACGGGTAGCGTGATAGCAATGGGGCCTGAGTTCCTGATGTCACTTGGCGTGAACAGGCCTGTAGTAGTGGCGTACGCGGCAGGAGCCACGTCAGCAAGGCACGACGCCCAAGGAATGGGTATCGTGTGCGGCGTGTAAAACTCAATTTCGTACTCTACCCACAACTTGCCCAAAGGGGCCCCATTGGACGCGCAGTCTATCGTAACGATCGACAGACGCCCAGCGTCGTACGTCTTGACGTCTAGGTTTGAACCCAGAGCACCAACTTTGACATACTTGTTGGATACACCGCCGGCAAGGGAGGACTCGGACATAACGATTGTGATGTCCTGCCATGGTGCTCCCTCTTTGGCATCAGCGTAGGACGCAGCCTGCACTTCTGTCGTAGGAACCGGGTCAGCTGCATCGTAATCAGGTGAAATCAACACGCTGCCACTAGTGGCGGTGGAACAGCGCGGAACGTACCTGATCACGAGTCGTTTGAACCGGTATCTCTCCCAGCCGGAAGCTTGTTGCGACAGCCAAGGGAACAACGCGGAATTCCCAGGGTTTATGTTGTATGTAGACACCGCAAAGTTGACACTGCCCCACACCCCTCCAAACAATTCCTTGTGGCGGATGTTGACAGCGTTCAATTTCGTAGTGACCACAGGCTTCTTGGTCGCATATATAGTGCTTCGCGCAGCTGGTGCAGTAGTGCGGGCGTCCCGGGGTTGTTTGAAAACCACGCTTTTGCGTTGCCGAGGTTTCGCCTTCGGCTTTGACTTGATCTTTCTCTGTGGCATTGGATGGAATGGTGGTGATTTGGTGTTTGGTTGGTGTGTGTGGCGGTGTGTAAGCACTGCACATGCGTGTGTGAGCGGTAATAATCAGTCGTCAGATTATAGACTGGCTAGGGGAAGGGAGGACACCAACCCTCCTAAAGGTCCCCTTCTTCTTCCCGCTCCTCCACATCGCATGTATCGACCGCAATGATCTTGTCTAGGCCTGGTGACCTGACAATCACTCGGTCCACACACGCGGAACAGAGTATGGTTCTGGCCTCCTCGGCCTCTTCATCAGTTAGTCCGTATCTCCTCACGAACCAACCACTGAAGTCGTAATGTGCACGCTCGCGCTCGTAGAACCGCGCTCGTTCCGCGTACACTTCGAGAACCTCACCCTCGTCCCCAACCAGGGCCAACCAGTCGCCGATGATGGGAACATCGGCAACCGTCGCCAAAATGCCCTTCGCAACGCCGCGCTGGTAGGCTCGGAGTTTCTTGGGCGGGGGTGGTTTAACGGTCCAAAACAACCGTTGGAGCAAACGACCCGGTTTAGGTATGAAGGCATAATCTTCACCAACCTTTGCGAAAAGGCCACTGATAAAGCTGGCATCTTCGACGGAGTGGAACTTACGGTATTCAGGTTTTATCCCGAATTTCCTTTCCTTCTCCGCTATCGCATCAGCGTTGAAATCGCCCTCCACGATGACTAAAAGATCATCGCCAGCAACAAGGATGTCACACACAAGCCCCTCGAAACTTGACCAAGTAATGCCCGTATTGATCAAGTTATTCCCCAGGGTAGTGTCATTGTGACCAGACTTTACCGTCTCCTTGAGCTTATACCTCAACATACCGTTGTCGTACGCGCCGAATCCCGACACCACTCTAGCCCTATTCATGAATTCACAGTACTTAGCACCCGCACAGGCGTACATTCGCACCTTGAAATCATTGTGTGGCTTCGTGAGTGTGGCGTCCCAGTTCTTCCCATCTCGCTCATAGCACCAGGGGTCGGTGTAGTCACTCATGACTTCTTTCAACCAACGTCCTAGTGCCTCCGCGTTCAATCCACTAGCAAAAGTGCATCGCGCCTTACCGATTTGTACTCGGTAGAACACTTGCGTGAAGCTCTTCTGCAAACTGGATGTTTCGGGGGCGAACTCAGCTTGTGTGGCTAAGTTTGGGTAAAACTGGATACATCGTGCCTTTGTTGGCACCTTCGGGTAGACTTCGCGTTTGACCATGTTCTTTACACGCTCTGGATATATGCCATCAACCTGCTGGGAGGCAAGAATCGTTTCCGCTTTGGTTAGCGGCCAACGGTCAATCCAGTGGTGTCCATACACGGCCATGTGCTCCCCATAAACCCTCCCCACCTCTTCGACGACGTCATGGCTGGCTGCAATGAATCTTTTAAATGATCTGGTGCACTTGGGCGCTTTCGCGCCATGACGGTTGCACATTGCATTATGTGCATTACACCCGCATGATCTGCACACGTATGCGACAGAACAAACGGGCCCGACTAAAGTAGCACCCATCTTAGAATCCAAACAACCCCCCCTCGGCCGCTCGAAGATCTTACAATTACCTAGGTTGAACTCATCCCCGAAACCCAAACAATGAGTCCCGCGGATGTAAGACACAGGTTCGTGAATCCCAGTGTCCAAGTCGTCGTATTCCAACCCTAGGTAACCGTACTCCTCCACCCGCCCGCACGGCGCGCGCCCCTAGCGCCTGGTGAGCTCCCTGTGGAACTCGTCACGATGGAAGTCAGCGATTGCCTGTTTGGTCCTGCGCACCGCTAGAACCAACGAACAGACAACAACGGCAACGCCGCCGACCCCACTCAGGATGCTTGTCGTGAGGAACAACAAGTATCCACCTGACATGGCAAGATGTATCCCGGTTCCCAACACAAGTGCGATCCCGCTCCCCACAGCGCCCCAACACACATACGTCGTGTGGGCTTTGTAGTCCTCGAGCATCTGATCGTAGCGACTTGTGTGGTCAACCACCGCCACTCGGGCAAAGGTGAGTTGCGTTTTCCTCACCTTACCCAGGGCTAGGTGTACCGCTCTCTCTGCACACGCTAAAGGCATCTTCGCCCTTCGGAGAATCGCATTGGTACCAATGGTGGTGGCTTTGATCACTTCAGCCTTGCTCACCAGGGTGTCCTTGTTCATGATCCTCTCTGCGTACAGCATAGTATCTTCCCACACCACGTTCGTGACCCCCCAGAGGTCCAACTCATCTTTAGTCGGCTCCTCCACCTGCGCCAACTCCTTCTTCGGTCGGTGTATGTCTCCGCCAAAACCTTTCGCTCCTAACCAACCGACTAAGCTCCTAAACCTGCTCTTAAGCAAGGTCATACAACCACATTCGGTAGACAGTGTGACGTCGATCTTAGCGATTGGCGGCGTCACGTCTGCTGAGTGCGGCTTGGAGCCTTCGTCTGGTATGGCTATGGCTTCTTCAGTCACGACAGATTCTGGCAAGTCCTCATCCCACGGGACATAGGCGCTTGGCGCTTCAGGGTCGTACACAGAAGGTGCGGTTGATTGAGTGTAATTTGCACCAGCTGTGGCTCTCCCGAACGCTTGCACCATCATGTCTCCGTAGATGTAATCTTGGACCACTGCCTTGATAAACACCTTCCTGGGTGTGCTCGCAACTACCACAGGGTAGTATGAAGTGTTGTCGAAGTGCTGCTCTTCCAACAACCACCGATGGTCCTGGTGGGTGAAAGTGGCCCCCTGTGACGTCTGCGTGCGACATTGGCCATCCTCGTACGTCATTGTGGTTTTTGACGAGCTGGCTATGTCCACGAGGATGTACATCCTGACGCCCCTAGGGATGGCGTCTAGGTCACTGGGTTTAAGATAATAAGCACTGTGGTTGAAAGCGTAAACGCTCTCATTAACCACGCAACAGCTACAATCGGCCAATCGATGCCTACACATCGTGACCGTCCGCGAGCCCGCGGAGTTCACCTCAGCAACCGACTTGCCGAGTGGTTCCCATGCCTCTTTGACTTGATCCACCGCCAGAATGAGCGGGCTCATGACATGCAGCTTCTTGCCATAGCCTCGCACCTTCCCCCCCGCACCAACATCCACAACGGCCTCTTCTTGTTCGAGGGCCTTTAGGAACTTAGTTTGCACGGCGAGGTCAGCATTCGATTCTACAAACTCGACGCTGAGTGGTTCCGGATCATCCCATGAGTCAAGCACCTGCGTAACGGGTGCGGGGCATCGAGCTGCTGAGGTAGGCACCGCTGAGGCGGAATCTTTGCCCTTACCTTTAGCATCGGTAGCTCGAGGTTTTACAACTGCCGATGGACCGGCCGTTGGTTTCGTCGCCAACTGGGGACGGATGGGTGCGGCGCCGCCTGCAGCAACATCAGCGAAAGATTGGAGCATTTCTGCCTCCTCTTTATCGGAGTACCCAAACCCGCTTGAAGCCGGGGTGGCATTCTCCATCGCCGCATGTGCCTTTTCCATGGCGTTACGCTTCGCCGCTTTTGGTTTGGCCTTAGCCTTGCCAGGTCCCGTGGAAGTGCTAGCTTTCCCGAAGGATTTAGCTTGCTGCTTGTGGTTTTGCATTTCTGCGGGCCCTACCTGCATTCACGTCGACGTGAA